CCATCTTGTATGTGGTCACGGATGCGTGCGGATCAACGTGGCTGCGCTTCTGGGCATCCAACACCTCGATGACATCACACACCATCTCTTCGCGGTGTATACGGACGTTCACGTAATACACATGCAGGGCACGGCCACGAGACGCCTGATCTTCTCGGTACTTGTCGCGCCACTTGACGATCATCCCCTTGAACTCTTCGGACAAGAACTCGTACCCCACGTCAACCATGTGAAACAACTCATTACGCAGGTGCGCCGAACTGATGATGTCGCTCTTGGCATTGAGCGAATCAGACGACACACTTGACACAACTGATGAAAACTTACCACGCACTCCATCGAAAGTCATTTCGGCGCACTCAATGGGTGAATACGGGCGCATGTACTTCTTCACGTTCTTCATGGCGCGGTCGATACTCTCGGCTGTTGCCATGTGATACCGGTCATTGTCGTTACGGAACTTCTCGTTCTTGATCATCCGTGCATACACCATGTACTTGCGATCTGAGCTTTTAGAGTAATCAGAATGCCCGATCTTCATCATGGTGTACGTTTGCCCATCCATGTACACGTGGAGTTCGTGCTGACTGTTCCTAGCCGCACCGAACTTCACGTGGCGGTTGACCTTGCGTATCTCGGCGCAGAAGTTCGCCAACTCAATCGAGACGGGGATGCCGTCCACCTTGCGCACAGGCAGGTCGCTCCCGTTCACTGTCTCAATGGCCTCGGATAAGCGAGACAGCAAAGCCTTGGTTAGCTTCTCGACAGCATCTACTCGTATGTGTTTGTAGCCCATTTCATACCTCCTTCGTTTCGTACATGCCCAATGCTTTGTTCATCAGGCGGTTATATGCGGTGCGGATTGCGCGTAAGTCAGCCTTGCTCTCGATGATGCGTTTGCCCCCAATGTCTTTGACTATCAACGCCATCAACGGAATGCGCAGGACATGATCTTCTTGCGCAACGACTGCCCGAATCAGGTCGCTTGGTATGCGGTCGAGCCCGCCCCAAAAGGGTACTTCGATACCGTTATCTTCGCCCCATTTATGAATGATGCTGTGGTACTCGTTGCGTCCGCTCCATGTGGTGTCGAACATGGGTGCCAACGCCGCTGCTTGTGTGTAGAACGCCTCGATGCGTCCCTTCCACTGCTTCTTGAGTTCTTTGTCCACAGTCTTCACCTCGACCTTGAACGCTTCCCCAACACGTGTGAACGTGCCGTCCTCGTTGACCTTGAACTTCAGGCGCTTGCCGTCATCCTTGATTGGTTCCTTGCGTTGGTGATCCCACTTGTAGTCCGTCTTGGGCAAGGGGAAATCCTCCCACCCCGTCGATGTATTGGCGTGCACCCAATGCTTGCCCTGTTGGTTGTATTTGAACACCGTGCCGCTTGGCAGATACTGATCCAAGAACTGATAGCGTGAGAACGGAGCGGAGCCCTTTAAGCCGTTGCGTATATAGATGTAATCACCATCGGCCTCACGCTTCCACATGATCGGTGCCATGTCTTGTTCGTACTGTGGATCGCTGTGGCTGTTGTTCCGGCTCTTGTCCCATATGGTGGAGCCGTAGTACCCGTCGAGTAGGCAGTAGGTCTCGGCATCTACTTTGCGGATGCGCTCCCACTTGCGCTTGCGGTCACCGATAGGGCGCACGTCGTTCTCTAGTGTGTGGTTCTTACTCACCAGTGGCTTGGTGCGTTCATACCACGACACCACTTCGTTGAATGTATCGAATCTCATCTTCGTTTCCTTGGTTTGTTAGGTAGGCCGGTGGCATGGCCACCGACCGTCTTGTTAGGGAGTCCCTAACTTGGTTAAGCGCGCCTGTTCCACAGACGCACTGCTTCTTCCCGTGTACGCCCCATGCACTCGATGGGTTTGAGCACAGGCTTGCCCCCATCTTTGCACCAGTGCAACACGGATACGGAGAACACACCCGATGTCGAGTTGCGTTCGCGTATCTCTACTTCGTGCCCACCACAGAACGGGCACGGCTTGATGTCAGTCATCTCAATCCTCCACGTGCACATACTTGCCAACATCGGGCCGCGCATTGCGGTTACCCACGATGCACCACAGCACAGGGCACGCCCATGTACCCCACGAGCCACCGAGGTAGCCGTCAGTCAGCACCACCACAGCTTGCGGCTTGACACCGTGCTGTGTCATGTACTCAGGCACACACCCCACAGTCGTACCCCCACCACCCGCAGGTTTAGTCGATTCGGTGATGTTCTCGACCTCCATGCCCGTGTACTTCTCATCAGCGCACACCTTGGTGTCCCAGTACAGCAAGCGCACCACATTAGGCTTGACTTGATCGCAGATGCCTTTGACCTCGCCGAGGAACTGGGCCAACTCTCGCTCACCGATAGAGCCCGACGTATCGATAGCGATGACGAGTTCACCCACCTGTTCACTCACACCCGATGGCATGTAATAGCCCGAGGACACAAACCTACGATTGGGCCGCCGCCATGTCGAGTAGTCGTTGCCCTGACACGTTGTAGCGATGAACTCGCGCAGCACTTCACGCCAGTCGATCTTGGTCTGCAACAAGTCGTCGAACATACGATCACCACCCGAGCCGAGCTTGCCAGCCGCCAGTGCACCTTGGCGAATTGCTTCGTCGAGGTCACGCGCCAACTCTTTGGTTTCCTCTGCGGTCATATCCTGTGCGCCCTCCCAGTCGTGATCATCGAGACCAGTTCCCGAGGGTGCGCCCCCGCCCCCGCCCTCGGCATCACCACCATCACCCGAGTCGCCACCTTCGCCCGCGCCGGAATCTTGTTGATCCTTCTTCAGTAAGATGTACACCTGTGCGCTGTCCATGCCACGGTACTTGGCATCGAGCAGTCCGACCTTGGGCATGATGGCGAAGCTGTCCGTGTTGTCATCGGTCAACTTGATGTTGATCACGTGGTCGCATGCTTGGTTAGCCAGCCGTGCGTTCTCATCGTAGAGGTGACGCCACGTGGTCAGGTGCCGATACAGCTTGTGGTAGCACTCGTGCAACACGAGGAACCGTAGTTCCGCATCGGTCAGCGTCTCGATGAACGCACGCCCGTACACCTCATCACGCCCGTTGGTACATGCGGTCTTGACCTTGTCGTCCACGGTGCGTGAGCCGATCATGAGCACCCCTGCAAGGGCGACGTACTTGGGCGAACCCATGATGTCCACCACTGCTTTGCTGAGCCGTTGCTCAGCGGTGAGTTGTTTACCGATCATCAGCATTTCATTTCTCCTGTTGGTTTGTGGTTGTGGTTGTTAGGTGGGTCAGTGACTACGCCACCGGCCCCCCTGTTAGGGAGTCCCTAACATTACTTCTTGTCCGCCGCGAACATGTAGTTGTTGGCCATTGCCCACGCAGTGAACTTCTTGTTGGTCATGACGACCGTCTGCTTGGTGTACTTGGGGTTACGCACGCCGTTGGCGAACATGCCTTGGGCTTCCTTGTCGAGGCGCACCATGTAGTCCATCCATGCATCCACCCAGTCACGGTCGATGGCAGACAGTGAGCGATACACCACCATGCACACCGCCGCCGCGCTGTCAGGCACCTTGGCATTCATCGGGTCTCTCTTGATCGACTCAAGTGATGGCAACTGATCAGACAGTTTGACGAACGCCATCAAGTCCATGGCGCCGCGCTCGCCTATGGTGCCCATCAGCAAAGCTGTCATAGTTTGATCGTCCACACCATCGCGGCCCTTCAGCCAATCCGATGCGGCTTCGAGCGAACGAGGCGTGACGAACGCAGTGCGCTGCTGCTTGGGGTGGTAGATGTACGGGTTCTGCTCGGGGTCTTTGACATCCTCGAACGAGTGGAACAACTGAGGGTTGTCCTTGCACCAGCCCAGCAAGGTGTGATCGACATCGTTGTTGACACCCCACTCAATCCATTCCATGTTGCTAGGCTTGCGGCTCGTGACGATGGTGATGCGGTTACGTGCATGGGGAGGGAGCAGGTCGCCCACGCCCTCGGCACCGAGGTTGGTCGTGGCAAACACCACTGACTTGTCAGTGAGCGTGTAGCCACCCATCTTGCGTTCGAGCAGGAGTCGCAGCATGGCGTTCTTCACGGCAGGGTTTGCCTTGCCGTACTCGTCAACCATCAGGATGACATCCTTGCCCAAGTGCAGACCGAGTTCCTCGTTGGTGACGTACCGCACATAGCCTTGGTCGTCGATGGTCTGCAACTGGGGGATGGTGATGTCCCCGAGGTCTTTCGTGGTGCAATCAAAATAGCACATGACGTGATTCGGCATTGCCTTGCCCAAGGTCTTGAGCAGACTGGACTTGCCAGTACCCATGTGACCCTGCACGAGGATGGTGCGCTTGTTGCCGCCGACACGGATGGCGGTCTCGATCTGGTCGAGGCCGAGGGAGTACATTGCGATTGCTTGATTAGCCATGATGTTTCCTTGTTGAGGTTGAGGTTGTTATGTTAGGGAGTCCCTAACTTGTTACCAGCCGAGGCTGGGGAGGTTGTCGATGGTCTTGCGCACCTCGTTCACCTTGCGGCGGGTTTCGGAACGCAAGTACGCATCTTCACGCAGGGCATCGGGTGTGATGCCACGCATTGCTTCGTCGAGGTCACGCTGCGCCGCCGCCATCACGGGGTCACCCGTCACGTTGCACGCACCGAGCAACTCGATCATGTCGGTCACGTTGGACACGAGCGAGTCCCTGAACACCTTGCGGGTGCCAGCGTCGGCGTAGTCGAGGCGCTCTGACATCTTAGTCAGCGCGTCATGTGCACGCTTCCACACGTCACCCATGGCAGACTGCAACTGCTGCGCGTAGTACCCCTCGTACTGAGAGCGCAGCGCCTGTTCGGTCTCGTTGCCGATGGCCACACGCCAGTCACCCACATCAGGCAGGGGCATGTAGTTCATACGGAACCTGAACTTGCTAGTCAGCGAGTCCGCCGTCGGGTACTCGTCAGGGTTGAACAGCGCACCGAGCTTCAACTGAGCGTTCTGAATCTCCCACGAGTAGGCATCGAGGAACGCTTGCACGAGACGCTGATACTCGTTCTGCAAGGCGGTCATCTCTTGCGTGTACTTGAAATACTGGGTCGTCGGCAGCAGACGCAAGCCGGTGTCAGACCACGGCATGGTGCAAGCGTAGTGCACGTTACGTGCATTGGCGGTGAACTTCTGCACCGCATCCAATTCGGCGCAGTCGCCGAGCAACTTCTTGTTCACGTTGGCCACGCCAACGGCTGCACCGTTGCTTTGCGTCACCTCACCAGAGGCTTTCTTGTCGAGCTTTCGGCCAGTCCATGTGCCGATGCTGAGTTCGACCAGCATGGCGGCGCTGGAGATAGAGGGGATGGATGGCACCGAGGTGCCCGTCATTGAGTTTGTCATTTCAGTTCCTTGTTTGTTAGGGATTCCCTAACGGGGTTTTGTTTATCGACAAGGCGATTTCCGAGTCGATGGGTCTATTGTAGCACAGTCTGCTACGTGTGTCAATGTTTGCGTATCTCCTGTTATTTTCTGATAGTTACGATGCACTCGTTGGCGTGCACCTTGCCCTTGCTGTCGGTGTACGTCTCGCCGCACCCAACAACCCACTCGACGAGCAGATATGCGAAAAAGACGAGCAACGCCAAGCCGAGGACGGCTTGAGCTAGCTTGGCGATAAGCGTGAAAAGATGTTTCATCCCACTACCCCGCCGAGCATCCACGAGTTGCGGTACTCGTTGGAGAACTCGTCCTCCATGGCTTCGTTGAACCACTCGCTCCAGCCAAACTCGTTCTCGGCCATGATGTAGCGGTAGCCGTGGCGGTCACGTGCCACGTCGTAGTTCAGCACCTCCCCCGCACGCCGTGCGGTGACGCACAGTTCGAGGGCTCTTTGGAATTTGCTTTGATTCATCGGAACAATCCTCCCTTGTGCTTTGTTGAACCAATACTCTCGCGCCCACATCGCTTGGTGCAGCGCCAGTGCGGCATAGTCAAAGTCCAGCAGCTTGGTGCGCTTAGCCACATCTTCTGCATACTTTGTTCGGTACTCGATGTACTCGTGGAACGGCAGTTGAAACATGTTGTTCATCGGAACAATCCTCCCTTGTTGTTGATGCCCTTGAGGTCGTCAAGGTCGGTGATGAGCACATAGTTGCTCTTGTGCATTGGCACGATGGTGCGGGTTGTCGCACGTGACACGGCGTCGCCGCATGGCATGCAGACGTTGTACCCGATGAGGGCACGCTTGGTGGCGTACGGGGTGGCGCAAACATTGCACCGTGGTTTGGGGTTGGGGTTGGGGTGGCTCATGTTAGGGATTCCCTAACTCATTCATCTTCATCTCTGTCTCCTGATAACTTGTTAGGGATTCCCTAACTTGGGGCGGCGTAGCCGAGCGTCCTGTAGGCGAATTCCTACTGAACAGACTATAGTATAACACACAATCGTGTGTTTGTCAATGTTTTCACACTGCCTGTCACGCCTCGTTATTCCTCGATAGTTAGTCCGAATCGTTCGCGGTCGTCCTTTCCCATGGCGGCAATCAGGTGCTTGGGTATCAATGCACCGCTCGTAGACACCGCATAGGTGCTCGGGATGACGACACGGCCATACTCATCGAACTCTGCGTTGATTTGCTTCGTGTGGCCTTCCCAGCGCGGGTGTGTGCTACGCGCAGACAGGTTTTCGATTCGGGGGTTGTTTGGGTTGCCGTCTTTGAACTTGATGTACTTGGGGTTGGCGTTGTCTGGGTTGTGGTAAGCCCACACGATACGGTGCATGGAATAGGTACCTGCACCGAACTCCCACTGCTTGGAGTTGATACGCCGAGCGGCGACTGTGGCGGTGGGCTTGGTGGTGAGGTTGCCCGTGGCGTGGTTGTATGAGAACAGGGAGCGAACGAGGTCGGGGTTGATGGGCAGGGCTTTGGGCATTTGAACTCCTTGATGCACAGGTAACTAATTTGTTAGGGATTCCCTAACGTGAACAGGTAAGAGAATTGTACGGTGCCGAACGGGGTTTGTAAAGGTGCTCTTAACTTATAAAATGTAAATGTGCATGGACTGTAGCTGCGCAAGTGCTTGATTCAATGGACAGGTAATGTAAAATTCGATGAGTCTGGGGTTTTTAGACACACCCCCCCTCCGCGATGATGCATTACCTGTTCAAAAACGCGAACATTGCCCCGCAAAAGGGGCTTACAGGTAATGCATCGATTTTTGGCGTGGGTACTTCTCTAGAAAAAAAGAACATTACAAACAAACTATCTATATCTATCTATCTCTATCTAAACCTATCTAAATCTATATATCAATCAATGCTTTTTCTTTGTATCTACTATCGGATGGTGCGTAAAACATAATGTTCTTCCGAAAGCGAACATTGCAAGAACATTGCGGAACATTAGGGGGTAAAAAAGAACATTAGGCATTAGAAAAAACAAGTTATGGTGTGTTGAGAACGAACAATACGCCCACCCTAAAAACGAACATTAGAACAAACTGTAACGCGAACAATCCGCTCACCCTAAAACCGAACAATGGAACTTAGTCAAAACCGAACAGCGCGAACTCACCGCCGCTTCAGGAACTGGTTTCAGGTGTTAGGGACTCCCTAACAAGTGGTGGCTTGTTATGGTGTGGTCGTGAGCCTCTGGCTCATCCGCGTGGCGCGTGGCGTGCTCGTCGCTCGTCGCTCGTCGCTCGTCGCCGCTTCAGGAACTGGTATCATTTGTTAGGGAGCCCCCCAACAAGTGGTGAGGTGCAGAAAAGTACAGACGAAAAAAAACCCCGCCGAAGCGGGGTTTGACTAGCAGGAAAGGGTCAGAGGCTATTCCTAAACGAGATGCGGTACCATGACGTGTAATCGGTGCCGACACGTACCTGCAAAAGCCAGATTGGAATCCATCGGGGGGCTGCGCACGCTACCCGAAACAAAAAGCTATTTCGATGAACTAACATTGCAGACCTCTCAGGGTTGAGTTGAAATCATGTGGAACTCTTTTGCCAAGCGTTCCCAAACTTCGAAAGCCCATGCCGAACTAACATCGACGCTGAGCGCGTAGAGTGAATCGTGTGGACGAAACCAGATCGTGTGCATTTTTCATTCTCCAAAAGGTTGATAAAACCCTGACCTTTCGGCCAGGGTTTGACTAGCAGGGTAAGTTAATTACTTAATCAATGCTGATGCATTCTTAAGATGCTTGAGCATGTCGATTACTGGGAAGCTTGACTTCTCAAGCTTCTCGATCTTGGCAATCCATGCCACCAAGTCTTTCTTCAGTCGGGCATCGAACGATGCGGGTTTAGAACCTGCACCGTCTGATTCTTCACCTTGTTTTTCGCGCCGTTCGAGCGCAGTCCGAAGGTCTTTCATCTTCGAGCCGATCTGCTGTTGCCAATACCTCTTGTTTTCTTTCTCCGTCTCTTTTAAAGCCTTTGTGTCTTTCTTCAGCAGGGCTTGAATCGTTGCCGTGAACCCGAGCACGATGGATACCTTCACCGAATCGAACAATACGGTTGACTCACCTTTCTCCGGAGCCTTCAACATATCGGCAGTCACACCATCAGCGTGAAGGCTGTCGACAGCCTTGACCTTCGCATTGTCGACCTTGACCGATTGGCCAGACCATGCGCCGATTGCGTTGATGGTCGCGGTGGAGAGTTTCGCAGTAGCTTTTGTCATGATTCTCTTTCGAGTTAATCGGCAGACAAGCAATACGTTGTCTGAACCGATGGATGAACTATAGCAACGCACAGCACGATCGTCTAGGTATTGGCACGATCTGTTAGGGATTCCCTAACGTGGCAACGTCGAATCGGCAGTCCGGCAGACCCACCCGTACCCCACCCCCCGCTGTATGGTTAGGAGTCCCAGTGCCGCTGTAGGTATGCTATTCCGCACAAATGCCCCCCACCCCCGAAAAGTGGGTGCGCTACAAAAAGTATATTTCAATTTACGTAGGAGTACCCCCCATAACATCTTTTAGGATACTTACAAGACCCACCCCCCTGTTCCACGTAGAACACCCCCCGGTAGGGAAGTTTGACACCCTAAGAAAATAAGGTACTATTGCGTATCGGTCTATAAGGACTTGCGCACAATGGCACTTGAACTCACGCCAGAATTCGGGGTGGAGATCATCCCAGACATACCATACCTCGACCTGCGAGAAAGGGCCGAGGCTGCTTGCCGTTCCATTCTTCTATTAGAAGAGCATGGACTGGAGGTGCAAGAACCCAACGAAGGGGATGCACAAGTCGCGGCTGCGCTCACCACGGCGTACGCCAACAGCCCCAGCAGCACCAGCAACGCAGTATCACATGCACGTGCGTCATCGCTGACGCCCGCTTCCCTCCTTAACATTCGGTCGTATCTGGACGAATATGGCAGAGCGGTGGTCACACACGCCCTTGAAGTGCGTCACATGGTGACCAACCGGCTGCTGGAAGAGTCACAACACCCCGACCCGCGCATCAGAATCCGTGCATTGGAGCTTTTGGGCAAACATTCCGACGTGGGTTTGTTCACAGACCGCTCGGAAGTGACCATTACCCACCAGTCAACGGACGAATTGAAGGCCAGACTGCGTGCCAAACTCCAGCGGCTCATCCAAAAACCCGATTTACCCACCGATGCAGTTGAAATTGGGGGCGATATCATCGACGTGGACGCAGAAATGGGCCTAAACGACCCAAAACCGGTTGTATATGAACCGGAAAACGAGAGTTTTGATGACTAACAGCGTCGCTATTGGTGCGGACGACTTCACGGAAGAAGAAATCCGGTTGATGCTGGACAACATCGACGCCTATACGCCCGAGGAGCAGGCCGAGATTGAGAAGATTGCAGACATCATCGACAGCCGCAAGACGGCCAAGGCGTGTTTTGACGATCTTATTGAGTTTTGCAAGCACATGCAGCCAGATTACAAGGTGGGCAAGCACCACCGTAGGTTGGCTAACTTGCTTATGGCCATCGCCGCTGGCGACAAGGATCGGGTGTGCGTGAACATGCCCCCACGCCATGGCAAGTCGCAGATGGTGTCTATTTATTTCCCAGCTTGGTTCTTGGGCAAGTACCCGAACAAGAAGGTGCTGATGGTTTCGCACACCACAGACCTCGCCGTTGACTTTGGCCGCAAGGTCAGGAACATCATTGACTCAGATGCCTACAAACTCGTCTTCCCAAACGTCGGACTCGCCGCAGACTCCAAAAGTGCAGGTCGCTGGAGCACCGGTGCAGGTGGAGAATACTTCGCTTGTGGTGTCGGCTCTGCTCTGGCTGGCCGTGGTGCTGATCTGCTGCTTGTCGATGATCCTCATAACGAGCAAGACATCATCAATGGAAACTTCGATGTGTTCGATAAGGCATATGAGTGGTTCACATATGGTGCTCGTACTCGTCTTATGCCGGGTGGACGAGTCGCCATCGTTCAAACCCGATGGCACCAAAACGATCTGACGGGGCGTGTTACCAATGACATGCGGGCCAACGAGGGCTCTGATCAATATGAGGTGATCGAGTTCCCAGCCATCGTGGACGTTGAACAGCCTGACGGCTCCATAGTGCAGAAGTCGCTGTGGCCTGAGTTCTTCGACATGAAGGCGCTGCTGCGCACCAAGGCGTCGATGCCTACGTTCCAGTGGAACGCGCAGTACCAGCAGAACCCCACGTCGGAAGAAGCGTCGGTCGTTAAACGGGACTGGTGGAAGCGCTGGGAGAAGGAAGACCCACCAACATGTGAGTACGTGATCATGAGTCTAGACGCGGCGGCTGAGAGCCACAACCGCGCTGACTTTACCGCCCTTACAACATGGGGCGTGTTCATGAACGACGAGGAGGGTGGGTACAACATCATCCTGCTTAACTCAATCAAGAAGCGGCTGGAGTTTCCAGAACTCAAAGAGCTTGCCTACTCAGAGTACCGAGAGTGGGAACCAGATGCGTTCATCGTGGAGAAGAAATCTGCGGGCACGCAGCTTTACCAAGAAATGCGGCGTACCGGTATTCCTGTGGGAGAGTACACGCCACACAGAGGTAGCGGCGACAAGCTGGCACGGTTAAACTCCGTAGCCGATATCGTGCGCTCTGGGCTGTGCTGGGTGCCTGACACTCGCTGGGCCGAGGAGGTCGTGGAAGAGATTGCAGGTTTCCCCTTTATGAGCAACGATGACTTGGTGGACTCCACGGTGATGGCGCTAATGAGATTCCGACAGGGTGGGTTCATACGATTGCCGTCTGATGAACCTGACGAAATTAGATACTTCAAATCCCGCCGTGGCGGGTACTACTAAGGACAGATCATGGCAGCAACAGATTCAATGGGCAAGGGCTTGTACTCCGCACCACAAGGGCTGGAGAGCTTGGGTGACAGTATCGATGTCACAACGGAAGAAGAAACTGGATCGACCGTTAGCATGTTGCCAGATGGCGGCGCTGAGATCATCATGGGTGAGGTTGAAGCCGAGGCTGGCGAGTCTGATTTTGAGTGCAACCTTGCAGAGCACATTGACGAAGGCAAGCTGCACTCACTATCGAGCGAGTTGATCGAGTTGTTTGAGGCCGACATGGTGGCCCGCAAAGACTGGGCGGACACATTCGTCAAGGGTCTGGAGGTGCTGGGCTTCAAGTATGAGGAGCGCACCGAGCCGTGGGACGACGCCTGTGGCGTGTACTCAACTGTGCTGGCCGAAGCGGCAATCCGGTTCCAAGCTGAGACCATGAGCGAGACATTTCCTGCTGCTGGCCCCGTCAAGACAAAGATTCTTGGCAAGGTGAGCAAGGATAAGGAGGAAGCTGCCGAGCGCGTGCGCAACGACATGAACTATCAGTTGACCGAGCGCATGGTCGAGTACCGGCCAGAGCACGAGCGCATGCTGTACTCGCTGGGCCTTGCAGGTAGCGCGTTCAAGAAGGTGTACTTCGACCCGCTGCTGGGCCGTCAAGTCTCTATCTACTTGCCTGCTGAAGATGTGGTGGTGCCATACGGTGCGTCGCACATCGAGACCGCAGAACGCGTCACCCACGTGATGCGTAAAACCAAGAACGAGATGGACAAGCTGATGGCCAGCGGGTTCTACCGCGAGGTTGACCTTGGCGACCCCCAGTCGTTCCCCACAGACGTGGAGAAGAAAAAGGCTGAGGAGGGCGGTTACACAATACAGGGTGACGAGCGATACACACTGCTGGAGATTAGCGTTGACATGCTGATTGACGGCGTGGACGACGAGGAAGATGACCTGCCCAAGCCGTACGTTGTGACCATCGACCGTGGCACTACTGAGGTGCTGGCCGTGCGCCGCAACTGGGAAGAAGAAGACTCGCTGCGCTTGAAGGACGACCACTTCGTGCACTATGTGTACGTGCCCGGGTTTGGTTTCTATGGTCTGGGCCTTATCCACATCATCGGTGGCTACGCCCGCGCAGGCACTTCGATCATCCGCCAGTTGGTAGACGCTGGCACTCTGAGCAACTTGCCCGGTGGCCTCAAGGCCCGTGGTCTGCGCGTCAAGGGTGACGACACACCAATTAACCCCGGCGAGTTCCGCGACGTGGACGTGCCGAGCGGCTCAATCAAAGACAACATCATGATGCTCCCATACAAGGAGCCATCACAAACACTTTTGTCCCTCCTTCAACGGATTACCGAAGAAGGCCGTCGCCTCGGCGCTATCAGCGACATGAACGTGTCGGACATGAGTGCAAACGCACCGGTGGGCACCACGCTGGCGTTGCTGGAACGCACGCTCAAGCCCATGGCGGCGGTGCAAGCCCGAGTGCACTACGCGATGAAGCAAGAGTTCAAGCTCTTGAAAAAGATCATCGCCGAAGAAGCGCCAGAGGACTACGGCTACCAGCCTGAGACTGGCTTGGCCAAAGCCCGGAAGTCTGACTATGCGATGGTGGATGTCATCCCCGTCAGCGACCCCAACAGTAGCACGATGGCTCAGCGTGTGGTGCAGTACCAAGCTGTGTTCCAGATGTCGCAGTCCGCGCCCCAGATTTACGACCTGCCGTATCTGCACCGCCAGATGATTGAGGTGCTAGGCATCAAGAACGCCGACAAGATTGTGCCAACGAGCGAAGATCAGAAGCCGCGTGACCCAGTGTCTGAGAACATGTCAGCGTTGGTAGGCAAGCCGATGAAGGCGTTCCTCTACCAAGATCACGAGGCGCACATTGCGACCCATACGTCGTTCATGCAAGACCCGATGATTGCGCAGACTATCGGCCAGAACCCACAAGCTCAGCAGATCATGGCTTCGTTGCAAGCACACATTGCCGAGCACTTGGGCTTCAGCTACCGCAAGCAGATGGAAGAACGCCTTGGCGTCACCCTGCCACCACCAGACGAACCACTGCCAGAGGATGTGGAAGTTCAACTGTCCAAGCTCATTGCTGATGGCGGTAAGCAGTTGGCGCAGCAGCACCAGCAGCAAGCAGCGCAAGCACAAGCCCAGCAGCAAGCAGCAGACCCGCTGTTCCAGTTGGAGCAGGCCAAGGTCAAAGTGCAGGAGATGGAGGTAACTCGCAAGGTACAGAAAGACCAGACCGACGCAGAGGTTGCCGCAGCAAAACTCGTCATGGAGAAAGAGCGCGTGCGGATCGAGGCTGACAAGGAGGCCAACCGCGTCAGAGCACAAGAATCTCAAGCTCAGCAGCGTCTGAAACTTGATGCACTGAAGGTGTTAGCCACACCTAAACCCCAAGAGAAAAAGGAGTAATCCATGGCAAAAACCGTCTTTGACGTGCTTATCATGAAACACGAGGAGGATGTCTCCTCGGCAACCAAGTTTCTGGCAAACGGCGGGGCTAAAGACCTCGTTGAATACCGGGAAGTAGTAGGCAGGATTCGAGGTCTCCAGCTTGCTATCCAAACAACCAAAGACCTTTCGCGCTCGCAAATAGAAGATGAAGACTATGAATAATCAAATCGAAAACACCACAACTGACGAAGAAATTGAAGCTCAGCTTCCTAAACCCGTCGGCTATCGGTTGCTAGTTGCACTGCCGCAAATTGAAGAAACCATTGGGGACACGGGCATCTTCAAGGCAAAGCAAACAATGCGTGAAGAACGCATCTTGTCCACTGTTGGCCTTGTGCTCGACATGGGTGAACAAGCCTACTCTGACCCCACACGTTTCCCCAATGGCCCGTGGTGCAAGGTGGGGGACTACGTGGTGTTCGCTTCCTACACTGGCACTCGTGTCAACGTCAATGGCATTGAATATCGGCTCATGAACGACGACTCGATTGAGGCTGTCGTAGCCGACCCGCGTGGCGTATCGCGTGCTGGGTAAGGAGAAATAAATGCCACTGCAAAAAGTTGAGTTTGAATTCCCTGATCCCGATAAAGCATCGGACAAGGCGGACTTCGTTGAAAACAGCGACGGTAGCTTCGCGTTAAAAATCGAAGGGCGGGCTTCGGAAGAAGAAGCTAAGCGCGAAAAAACCAAGGCGCAAGCCAAGGAAGACAACTTTGACATTGAGGTGGTTGATGACCGCCCTGAGGAAGATCAAGGGAAGAAGCGTTCCAAGGCTCCCATGGAGCTTTCCGAAGAGGAAATGGACGAGTATTCCGAGAAGGTGCGAAAGCGCCTGCAACACTTTAGCAAGGGCTACCACGACCAGCGCCGCGCAGCAGAAGCTGCCGCAAAAGAGCGTGAGGAAGCGTTGCGCTACGCGCAGCAGGTCGCTGAGGAAAACAAGAAACTCAAGGGCACTGTCTCCAAGAACCAAGAAGCGATGCTGGACTCGGCCAAAAAGATGGCCGCTGCTGAGCACGATGACGCCAAAGCCCAGTACAAGAAAGCCTATGAGTCTGGCGAAGCAGATGCTGTAGTCGATGCCCAAGAGGCGCTGACGGCTGCAAAAATAAAGGTTGATAGAGTAAATAATCTTAAACTTCCTGCTTTACAGGAAGACGATTATGATGTACAACCGCAAATAACCGCCCCAGCACAGTCAGTTGACGACCGCGCCACTGCTTGGCAAGCCAAGAATAAGTGGTTCGGAGATGACGATGAGATGACCAGCTTTGCGTTGGGGTTGCACCAAAAGCTGGTCAAACAGGGCGTCAACCCGCGATCTGACGAATACTACGAGAAGATCAACTCTCGTATGCGCCAAGTGTTCCCAGAGTCCTTCGAGGACGATGACGACCACGAAGAAGTGCCCGAAGAGCGTCGCCGTAAGACGACGGTTGTAGCATCTGCGACCCGCAGTGTGGCCCCCAAAAAGATCACGTTGACGAAGACACAGGTTGCTTTGGCCCGCAGGCTTGGAGTGCCACTGGAAGAATACGCCAAACAGGTTGCTATGGAATTGAGGAAACAAAATGGCTGAAAACAGACTTAATCGTGAACTGGATACCCGCGAAAAAACGGCCCGCAAGAAATCGTGGACTCGTCCCGAGACCTTGCCAACTCCCCTCCCGGAGGATGGCTATGAATTTCACTGGGTTCGACTCAGCACTCGCGGCGAAGCTGACGCCATGAACGTGTCCTTGAAACTACAAGAAGGCTGGGAGCCCGTTAAGGCTGTGGATCACCCCGAGATTTTCGTTGCAGGCGTCGAAAACGACCGCTTCAAGGATAATGTCGTGATTGGTGGTCTGATGCTCTGCAAAACCCCCACCGAGTTTGTCCAAGATCGTAACACTTGGTTTAACAGCCAAGCATCGGCACAGATAAAGTCGGTTGACAACAATCTCATGCGTGAAAACGACCCCCGTATGCCGCTCTACAATGAGCGCAAAACTACGGTGTCTCGTTTTGGTAATGGAACTTAACTTTTTAGGAGTCTTAAATGGCATACCCTACTGTTGACGCCCCATACGGGCTACGTCCAGTTAATTTGATCGGGGGTCAGGTTTTTTCGGGTTCTACCCGTAACCTGCCAATTGCGTATGGTTATAACACCAACATGTTCTACGGCGACATCGTCGCCTTGAACCGTGGGCAAATTGTTCGTCAATCAGTTACGACTGCTGGCGCATTGAACTGGGCCGGTACAATCACCGCCGCTGCCGGTACGTCTTATTCGACGGGTGCTGGCGCGATTGTTGGCGGCACTACCGGGGTGGTTGGCGTGTTCTTGGGGTGTTCTTACACAAACCCAACGACCGGCCAGAAGCTCTTCGCTCAATACTGGCCCGCAGGTACGCTGGCTGGCGATGCAGTGGCTATTATTAGCGACGACCCTGATGCTGTTTACCGCAGCGCCGTTGTTACGGCTACCGGCGGCACGACCATTGGTTCTGTCGCCCCGGCGATGGTCGGTCAAAACCTGACTGGCTCGGACTTGGCAGGTAACGTGCGTACCGGCAATTCGTCTAACGGCTTGGTCTATACCGCGATTACGCAAACTATTGCGGGCGAACTGACCGCCAGTGCGTACCCGTTCCGTGTGATTGACGTTGTGGACGAGACAGCGATTTCGCTGGGTAACGCAACGCTTAGCAGCGGTGGTGGTGGCAGCACGCTGACCACTTCGGCAAACGTAGCGTTTGCGGTGCCAGTCGGAACGCAAGTTTCGTGGATTGCTCCTAACGGGCAAGTTGTGGACACGGGTTCTTGGGTGGCTACGGCTATCACGGCCAATAACACCACTAGCGTCGTGTTGAGCAACGCCTCGTTGACCACCATCCCGGCCTCTTCGACTTTGATTTTTACTCAATATCAAGAGGCTTTTGTCAAGTTCAATATTGGCGCGCATGGATATTACACATCCATCTCCAATCTGTAAGGAGTAATACAAAATGGCTATTTCACGCGCACAGCTACTGAAAGAACTGCTCCCCGGCCTGAACGCTTTGTT